CCTGTTGCAGAAACGTATGTTCCAGCAGAAGGACTGTCGTTAAGAACAGCAGGGTTAGTTTCAGTAGCACCAACATCGCCACCACCGATTGTACCAGCAGCGTTCTGGTTAGAAATGTCAGGCATTGACTCGTCAACGAGAGCCTCTGCACCGTCTTGTGAAGTAAACGTAGAACGCATAGCAAAGATAAGACCAGTAGGCCCTGTCATTGGCTGAACGCCACATACGTCATAAGCAATGAGGTTAGGCATTGCACGGCGAACGAGAGAGATCAAAATTGGATCCCACATATCCATTTGTCCACCATTTGTGGAGTTAGTAGGAGCAGCTTCTGTAAGGAAGTTCTTGTCTTCCTTCAAAGCAGCCTCTTGGTTTTCCAAGATGAGAGTGGTAACTGCCCGCTTATAAGAATCCTCAATCTGCGGAAGATCAGGGTGTTCTAGGACTGGCTGCCACTTTTCTTGTAGATGTTCTGTCTGAAACATTTAGTTTCTCCTTTATAAATTACATCCGTTTATCATATTATTATTGGGCACGTGCTTTGTTACGACTGATTGCCGACATGTACGATCTCATCGTATCAGTCGTTTCAATGTCCTGTGCGGTGCCACCATCTTCATCATCTAATGCTGTTCCTTCATCAGACTGACTTACTCTTGGAAAATAACTTTCTTTGAGTGTGTTAAGTTTTTCTTTGAAAGACTCTTCATCGACAAACTCAACGTCTTGTACTAAGTTACGGAACTTTTCAACTTCTGTGTCAGCTAAATCATCAGAAACTTCAGAAATAGCCGATTCCCGAACCAAAACATCCTTAACTTCTTTAGCTTCAATATTCTTTTGAATCTCTTCGTTAAGTTTGTCTTCTAGTTCAGTAATCTTTTCAGATTGTGCCTCAAGTACATCGTACTTTTCATCAGGCACATCAATATAATGGTCTTCAAACAACTGTTTCAGCCCAGAGATGAAGTCTTCTGCAATCTCGCCTTTAAGTCCACGCTCGATTGCCAACTCGTTCTCTTTTGTCCATTCGTCTACTACGTAATTAAGATAGTTGTCAACTTTTTCTGTCAATTCTTCTTTGACAGCTTCCATTTTTTCAGCGGCCTCTTCTTTCAGTTCGTCATCAATACGACTGATTTCTTCACGAGTCCGTGATTTTACTGCAGCTTCAAAGATTGTAGAAGCCTTTTCCTTGAATTCCTCAGAGAGTTCTTCACCATCTACGAGGGCATCAACGTCTTCTTTAACATTGATTGATTTGATTTTCTCTTCAATCTCTGCTTTTTCTTGTTCTAACTTATCAAGAGCTTCCTTGGTTTCTGCATCTTCTGCTTCTTCCAATTTCGCAGCATGAGAGGCCAACATTTCTTCAATGTCTGCCTTTTTCATCTTTGCGATATTCTCAAGATGTTGAGCTTTCGTGAGTTTTTTGTTCTCTACGAGCTCGTCGCCGTCATGTTCGACTTCATCACCAGCTGCGAGTTTCTTTTTCTCGCCGGGCAATGCTTCTCCAGAACTTCCTTGTTTCACTTTAGGTTCTCCTTTTGCCTGACGTTCTATGTCTTTGTCGTTTGCTGGTTTAGCCTGAGCACTTGCGGCTTTACCAATTGCTTGGTCATCCATATTGTTGCCGGGAACATTGGCTTCTTTACCAGAACCATCAGCAGCAGTGGATGCCTGAGCACCTTTACCGTTTTTCTTCATGGGGCCACCACTTGTAACTTCACCAGAAGCGGCATCGCCTGTATTTGCACCGTGTTTCTGACCGCCAACGTCTTTACGTTCGCCAGGTACGGATTCTGCTTTGTCAGCGCCTGCAACATTTGGAGCAGGGTCTTTAGCTTTTGCAACGCCTTCATCAGCGTTGTTGGAGCCCAGGCCTAAGTCCTTTTTGGAACCACTTGTTCCATCATCCAAAGGCTTTTCAGAAGCTTCTTCAAGTTCTGCAAGAACTTCTGCTTCTAGCTCCTCTATTGTTTTATCTAATTCGGACATAGGGTATCTCCTTTGCTATCCTGTAATATTTATTTATAAATTACAACCTTTTAAGAAATTTTGCGAAAGCTAATGCCTTCCGCTTTTCGTCCATTCTTACTTGTTTCACATCAAATTCTCTCTGCATTTGAACCAATTCCGCCTCTACTAGTGCGCCATTGTTCCAAACCCACTCCTTACCTTCCATAATTCCCTCTACAAATGCATTAGGCGCAGAAGGATCAGCAACGATATCCGCTGCTGTTGCAAGGTAAAAATCATCTTTTACATAGTTAGTTCCACCTCTGGATTCCAAACTACCCATGCCTCTTGAAGAAACACCGAGTTTGGCACCCTCGTCCATTAGATTCTTTACGATTTCTCCCATCGGTGTAGACATAATCTTCGCCTCACCAATGAAATTTTTCCCATCAGGATATAAATCCGTGATCATGTGGGAAACTCTTTCAAGGTTAACGGTTGGCCCGTCTGGATGACCCAGCTCGCCAAACGCACGTTTTTCCTTGATAAAATTCTTATTGTATTTTGCAACTTCTTTTGCAAGGATTTGTTGGGGATATATACGGCCATTACGATTTTTTACGTCAGACTGCATAAAAACACCCTTAATTTTATAGGATTTCTTTCCAGTGTCTTCATTAAGTTCTTCTGTAATAAACTCTACTTCTGCTAATTCTTCAGAAATTAACCGCATATCTCTTTCCTTACGTTATGTTATCAAAGCCTGATACTTTACGACATTTAAGTATAATTGTTCCAACGCAAGCAGCGTCATTTTCAAAATAAATGTCACCATCCACACCTGATCCAGCGTTGTTTGGAATAGATACACTTGCCTGAGCACTCGCATTATAGTTACCACTACCATTCAAAGATAGAGCAACTACGTTAGTCGTTGCGTTCCATTCGATATCTGTGTGTGAGCTTACAGACCAGAAACAAGAAACAATGGATACTCTAGGGTCTGTCGCAGCGCCTGCAAGTTCTGAAACGTCAACGACTTTTGTTGCCGTACCATTTGTACCAGTGATTGTGGTCTTGGTTACAACCTCAAAATCGGAGTCTCTTATTGTTTGTGTCGTATACGCCATTTTATACCCCTATATTGATAACATTTCTCGTTCAAAGTATTTAGTCAGTTCCTTTTCAGGCACTTTATACTTTTTTGATACTTCGGACATAGTTTTTTCAAAGCTATTTAGGAAATCAGAAGGCTTAGAGTCTAATTTCTTAAAAATAGCGTCAACAGCATCCTTCATCTTCGGAGATAACTTCTTAAACTCCTTAGATTTACGATGCTCATCTTTCTCTACAACTGTAGTTTCATGAATCGCTTCAAACCGAATCATCTTCCTCAACCCTTGTTGTAGAAACAATATCTTTAGATATATCTTTACGTTTTATTTCTAACGCACTTCCAACTTTACCAGAAATAGCGGAATTAAATGCATCCTGAGCGGCCACATTGTCTCCATTGGTAATTGCGTCAACTAATTCTTTACTCATTTTTTCTTTCCTTTCACGGTCATACTTTTATCAAATTCATCTTCTGTAGGCTCTGGCGGTGCTTCTCCCCCACCTTCACCCTCTGGATTCATGTAATCCGGCGGGATACCAGCAGCAAGACCAGCTCTGTCCTGAGCAGACATGGTAGGATCAGTAGGCATACCAGTAGCATCTGTTGGAATTCTCTGAATACCATCGCCACCCTGTGGTATAACGATACCACCGTCCATAGGATCACGTTCAGCCTCAGTTTTAATTTCATCACGCATTTGATCAATCTCTGCATCTGTCATGCGTAGAACTTTCTTCAAAACATACTCTTTACTAAAGAATGTACCGATATATGGTTCAACTTGCCCTAACTGGTCAAGTCTATCTGTTAACAGTTCTGCTTCTTTCAAGGCCGCAAAGTGGCCATCTTCAATGAAGTCAAACTGTAAATGTTCTTGCATCACTGGCCAATCGTCTGGGCCAATCACTCCTTTGAGGAGAAGGTTTGTCCTGAGAATGTCAGTGAATAAGGGAGTGAACTTTTTCCGAATCCGTTGTACAAATTTAGTGAATTTAAGTTCATCCCTTGTAATCTCTGTAGATCGGCCGAGTGAGAATCCTTGTTCAGATTCAAGTCGTGAAGCCGGCACGTTAAGTGAACGGTATAGTTTTTTCTGGAAGTATTGTATGTCATCAATTTCTCCTAGATTAGCACCGCCAGGAAGTGTGGTAATTTCTGTTCCTCTACCACCTTCTCTACGTGGCAGCCAAAAATCTTCCAACATTGACATATGATTTCTATCATCTCGTATCTCACCAGTGTTTGCATCATATACCAACTTGTTACGATAACGGTTCATCACATCTTTGAGATATTGTTCTGCCTTTATCTTAGGTAGGTTGCCAACGTCAATGTAAAATATTCTGCGCTCTGGAGCACGAGAAATGCGATAAATGACCAACGCATCTTCAATCATCCTTAATTGATTAACAGGTTTAATTGCCTTGTGAAGATAAGACAATACTCTGCCACTGTTTCCATCTAGTAATCCAGATGGTACATACGTTATAGAATCTGGTGCTATTTTAATTCCTTGAGAACCAGCGCCGGCGCCAGCCGACATAAGACCTTTTTCGTTGTAGATAAAATATTCGTTAATCTTCTTGATTTTTTCTACGCCAGTTTTAGGGTCTTTATCTTTTTCTATTTCTCTTACTTTTTTAATTTTTGTG